TGTATTAGAAGGATTGTTTGGTACTGTAAATAAGGTTATATCTACTGCCGAGTTACAAGACAAAAAACAATTGGCGGCCTTGAAAATTTATGGTTTGATATTAAATTATGATAGTGGTAGTAGGCAAATGTTAAGTGGTCTTAACTACCAAGAAGAAATGGACTTCCTGGTTAAACATGAAAAGAGAAATAAGTTTATAGTAAATCTATCTTCTAAACTACAAGGTAATACACTATGTTTGTTTCAGTATGTAGAAAAACATGGTAAAGGACTGTTTGAAGATATAACAAAAAAGGCAGAGGATAAAAAAGTATTTTATGTACACGGAGGTGTAGAGGCAGATGAAAGAGAAAATATCAGAGAAATTACGGAAAAGAGTGACAATGCTATTATCGTGGCAAGCTACGGAACCTTTAGTACCGGTATCAATATTCGTAATTTACACAACATTGTGTTTTGTTCTCCTAGTAAATCAAGGATAAGAAATTTACAAAGTATTGGTAGAGGATTAAGATTAAAAGATGATAATTCAACGGCTACTTTATATGATATTGCTGATGATTTAACATACAAAGAGAAAGAGAATTATACATTATCTCACTTTAGAGAAAGGATAAATATATACAATGAAGAAGAATTTGATTATGAAATCCATAATGTGGAGTTAAACAAATGACAAATATTAAAATAGTTAAACTAGTTAACGGTGATGATATTGTCTGTGCCTTTCCCTCTGACCAATTACCAGAGGACCACGCATTATTAAGAATAACAAAACCGTTTCAAATTAAATACATTCCTCAGTTAACACCTCAGGGATTTAAAGATTATGTGGCATTAGTAAAGTGGACAGCTTATACGAGTGACCAAGTTATTACTATTCCAAAAGAAAAGATTATGACAATCACCAACGCAACTGGTGAAATGCAATCGTCATATGTAAATATTATTAGAGAATATAATGTTGTTGATAAAGTACCAGATAAATTAAAGGTGCCCAACTATGAACAAGAAAGAGTAAGTGATGAAGATGATAGAAGACTTAATGAAATATTTGATGAGTTTGAAGAAGACCCAACCGTCCATTAAAATTAAAAACAAAGTATCTGTAAGTAATGGCTTAGGAGTTTATCTCTTTGAACCGGAACACCGCTTATTATATACGATTTTTTTACCATGTCAAGCGTGGTTCGGCCATTTAATTAAAAATAATTATGTCAACCTAGGCTTGACTATTTGTGAGGATAATGTATAATGACTACTATGACTAAAAAAACAAAAACACAAAAAGAACATTATGTAAATAATAAGGAGTTTTTGGCTGCCATGATTGAATTCAAAAAGGCAGTACAACATGCTGAAAAAAAGAAATTAGATAGGCCTCCTGTTACAGATTACATTGGTAGTTGTTTCTTAAAGATAGCGAATCACTTATCGTATAGACCTAATTTTATTAACTATACATTTAGAGATGATATGATTAGTGATGGTATAGAGAATTGTTTACAGTATTTGGATAACTTTAATCCAGAGAAATCTAACAATCCTTTTGCTTACTTTACACAAATCATTTATTACGCATTTATTAGAAGAATACAAAAAGAGAAAAAACAAGTAACCATTAAACAAAAACTAATAATGGAACATAATTATGATGATATGAGTTTGCAACCAGGAGAAGATAGGGATTTTAAAAATCAATTTACTGAATTCTTACAAAAGAATACAATAATTGACGAACCAGCTAAAAAAGAAAAAAAGAAAAAGACTACTAAAAAATCACAATCAACCTTGGAATATTTTATTAATGAAGATAGCGTTACTGAATGACACACATTTCGGATGCCGTAATGACTCACCTGCCTTTATAGAATACCAAAATAAGTTTTACAATAACATTTTCTTTCCATACTTGAAAGAACATAACATTGGAACATTGGTACATTTAGGTGATGTTGTTGACAGACGAAAGTTTATAAACCATAATACAGCTCATAACTTTAAAAAAGTTTTTTGGGACAAACTAGATGATATGGTTATTGATACCCATATAATTATAGGTAACCATGACACATATTATAAGAACACAAACGAGGTCAATGCTTTACAGAATCTTAATATTTCTAAAAATGCTAAAATCTATACCCGAGCAACTACTGTTAACCTTGGGGGTATTGATATATTGTTTCTTCCTTGGATTTGTGATGACAACTTGGATGATAGTGTACATGCTATTGACAATACCACTTCGACTATTTGCATGGGTCACCTTGAAATTAAGGGCTTTGAAATGCACAAAGGCGTTTACAATGACCATGGACAAGAAAAATCACAATTCACAAAATTTGAAAAAGTAATATCAGGCCATTTTCATAAGAAGTCAGATGATGGTCGTATCTATTATCTAGGCACACAATACGAAATTACATGGTCAGACTATCAATGTCCTAAAGGTTTTCATATATTCGATACAGAAACAAGAGAACTAGAAAGAATATCTAATCCTTATCGTATGTATAAAAAGATATACTATAATGATAAAGAACAAAACTATTCACAATACGACTTAACAGAGTTTGATAATACATATGTTAAGTTATTTGTCACAAACAAGACAGATGAAGACATGTACAACCATTTAATTGAAAGAATATATAATACAATTAATGTACATGAGTTACAAATTATAGAAGACCCAATTGATGTAGCTTCTACAGTAAGAAGTGATATATTGGATGCAGGTGAAGATACACAAACTTTCTTAAACAATTATATTGACCAGGCTGATACTGGTGAATTAGATAAACAAAAGTTAAAACAGTTTGCAAGAGAATTATATGGTGAAGCTAGTGAATGATTACATTTAAGAAAATAAGATATAAGAATTTTTTATCTACAGGTAATATACCTATTGAAGTAGAATTAGATAAAGCACCTACAACATTAATCGTTGGTAGCAATGGTAGTGGTAAATCTACTTTACTTGACGCATTATGTTATGCTTTGTTTAACAAACCATTTAGAATTATTAAGAAAGACCAGATGGTCAACACCATTAACAATGGTGATTCGTTGGTTGAAGTTGAATTCGAAGTTGGCACAAATCAATATATGATTAGACGAGGTATCAAACCAAATCTATTTGAAATATATCAGAATGACAAACTTATAAACCAAGACGCAAGTAATATAGACTATCAGAAATACCTAGAACAAAACATAATGAAACTGAATTACAGGTCGTTTATTCAGGTTGTTATATTAGGTTCTTCATCATACGAACCATTTATGAAGATGAAACCAAGATACAGACGAGAAGTTGTTGAAGAAATCTTGGACATAAGAGTTTTTGGCTTAATGGACTTGATTTTGCGTTCCCAACAGAGTGATTTACAAAAAAGTCTTACGGAGGTGAGGCACCAATGTGAGTTAATAAAGACCAAGTATGAAACTGAAGCAAAACATTTAAAGTCTTTGGAAACGCAAGGTACAGACATCCAGGCGCATAAGCAAAACTTACTAGATAAAAACACACAAGATTCAGCTAATTATCAACAAAAAATACAAGAATTGAATGAATCGATTGCCGTTCAAAAAGAAAAGGTAAAAGACAAACTAAAAGTTGATATGAAGTTTGGCCAACTACAAAAATTAGAAACAAAGATAGAAACAAACTTAGCCACACACAAAAAGACATTACAATTTTTTGAACAAAATGATAATTGTCCTACTTGTACACAACCTATAGATACTAGTTTTAAGGAGCAAAAATGTTCACACGAACACCAAACCATTTCCAAACTATCCAACGGCTTGTCAGAAATCGTAGAAGAACTTTCCAAACAAGAGGAGAAAGTAACGCAGTTTGGCCGGATATCAAACAAGATACAAGAGATGACGGTAGACATAGCAAAGATACATACAAGTCTGGAAAATATAAAAAAGAATAGTGACCAAATACACCGAGATATATCAATGGCACAAAATAATGACATTGATAGTATCAAACAAGAAATGGTCACAATGTCAGAGGACTTAAAAACAGCTGAAGAAGAATTAAATAGGGTGTCTGAACAAAAGAAATATGTTGATATATTACGAGAGATACTAAACGATAAAGGTGCTAAGGCACAGATTATTAAGAAGTATCTACCTATAATGAATCAATTAATTAATCAACATTTACAATCCATGGATTTCTATGTTAACTTTAATTTAGATGAAGAATTTAACGAAACAATAAAAAGTAGATTTAGAGATACTTTTAATTACAATAGTTTTAGTGAGGGTGAGAAAATGAGAATTGACTTGGCCTTACTTTTTACTTGGCGACAAATCGCTAAGATGAAAAATAGTACAAATACCAATCTATTAATGTTAGATGAAATATTTGATAGTAGTTTAGATGGTCAAGGTATGGACGATTTCTTTAAAATTATCAAACAGTTTGAAAAAGAAAACATCTTTATTATATCTCATAAAGGCGATATATTATTTGACAAGTTTACGAACATTATCAAGTATGAAAAATATAAAAACTTTACGAGGTTACAAGCTACATGATGAAACCAAAAATTATAGATGACTTCTTACCAGAAGATACATTTAAAGAATTAGAGTCGATAATACTAGATGATAACTTTAAATGGACACACGCTAAAAAGGCAAACATTATGTCAGATGATGAACACGCTTTTCAATTTATGCACCACTTGGTACATAAAAGAAACTTAATGTATCCTGAAGCAAAGAATATCATTGACCCTATAATGAATAAGTATGTTGAAAAAACAGGTGAAAATGTACAAGTAACTAGAGGTAAAGTTAACTTATTCATTAGAACAAAACCAGCTCTTGAAATGGGTTGGCACAGCGACATTGATGATAGAGATGACAACTATACTTTAATACTTTACCTTGAAACTAGTGACGGCTACACCAGCTTTAATCGTAATGAAAGTGGAGCTCCTGGTCGTAGAATTGAAAGTGTGAGAAACAGAGCTGCTATTTTTCCAGCTAGTAGAACACACCAAACAGTAACACAAACAAACTGTTTATATCGAAGAAATATAAACTTAAATTTTGAGGTAGATAATGAAAGAACTTAAACTAATACCACCAAGTGACCCTAGAGTCAACAATGCAATTGCACCATTCGTTGATGAAATGTTAAAAGACGAAGGTTTTGAGAATAGAAAAGAACTAGCTGAGGCCATGAATTTTGCAATGGAAAAATATCAAGGTATTGGCTTATCAGCAAATCAAGTTGGTTTACCTTTTAATATGTTTGTAGTTGGCGGTCATCCACAAATAGAAAAGGGTATGAGATTATCTTGTTTTAATCCTATGATTATTGAAGCTAGTGAAGAAACTATAATGATGAAAGAGGGTTGTTTAACTTATCCTTTCTTATTCTTAAACATAAAAAGACCTAGAAAGATTACTTTAAAATATACAGATGAAGACGGTGATATGAAAGAGGCTAAGCTTGATGGTATGATGAGTCGTATTGTACAACATGAATATGACCATATGTTAGGTAGAAACTTTACAGAGAAAGCCAGTAAGTTAAAGATTGACGCAGCTATGAAAAAGCGTGATAAGATGTTGAAAAGAATAAAAAAGTACCAAGAAGCTGAAGCAAAAATGAATAAGGCTTGACAATTTTTAAATACTAGTGTAGGATGTATATATTATGAGTTATTCGTGGAATAAAGAAATGACAATAGATGACCAATGGCAAAGTTGGCAAGACAATACCGATTTGTCAAAGGTTCCTGATATTGATACAGAAACTTTAAAACAAACAATCATTAAAGATTTAACCTTTGTATCAGCTATGACGGTACAAGAGTACACACTTTATCAAAAATTTCAGGAAGTAAAGTTTAGATATCCAACAGTTGAAACAAATAGTTTCTTTGATGATAAACCTGCTATGTTAAGACCTGAACAGGCAACAGTTATACAAGAAGTAAAGAATAACTTTTGGTTACCAGATGACCCCGAAGAATATTTAAATCTACAACCCGAATTAGTTTGGACAGATGGTGCTGAAGTACAATCACATACAAATGCCAAAGGTTCTGAAATCTGGAACGCATTAAGAACATTCTTATCTACCATGAAGAACAATAGTAATATTGGTAGAAATCTTAACTTTTTAGTAAGAGATAAAGTAACACAAAAATACCTTGGTGTTATCTGTATGTCCTCAGACTTCTTAGACCTTACACCTAGAGATGAATATATTGGGTGGGAAAGAGAAGCCAAAACTCAAAGAATGATTAATCATACTTGCATTGGTAGTACAATTGTACCAATACAACCACTTGGATATAATCTGGTTGGTGGTAAACTACTAGCTTTGTTATGTTTATCAGATACAGTTGAACAGACATGGGAACATCAATACAAAGATAAACTAGTTGGCGTAACAACAACAAGTCTATATGGTAAGACAAAGACTATACCACTATCACAATACGATAGATTAAAACATTGGAAGAAAATGGGTTGGACAGCTGGTTCAGTATCATACGAACCAGAGAAAACAACCAATACCATGATACAACAATGGTTAATGAAGAACCACACATACAAATACTTTGAATGGTATGTTGCAAAGAAACCTAGTGGTCAACCTCATAAGAGAGACCATAGAAATAGAAGTAGAGCATTCACATATAGTAAACTAGGCATTGATAAGAAACTACAAAAATCTGAACATGCCAGAGGTATCTATTTTGGTGAGTTATTTACAAATACAAAAGAATTTTTAAGAGAAGAAACTAATACGACAGGTCTAACAAGAGCATTTGACAACTCAGTTGAAGCACTTACAGACTTATGGAAGACCAAGTATGCTAGAAAAAGAATAGCTAGTTTGAAAAAACAAGACCGAGTATCAACTGAAACTCACTTCTATGACGATATTATTTACTTGTCATGGGAAGAAACCAAAGCAAAATATTTACCACAGGTAGGGAGATAATACCATGACTGGACAATTAGAATTAGATTTAGGCGCTCAAAGTAACGAGTCTAATAAATACAAAAAAGTAAGTGACCTTGACATGTATCAAAAGGTTGCTTTAACAACGGCAATATATCCGAGAGAACAGGCCATTATATACCCTACATTGGGGTTGACCGGTGAAGCAGGTGAAGTAGCCAATAAAGTAAAGAAGATAATAAGAGATGGCTCAAATAGTAAAGATGAAAGATTGGTGCAAGACATATCCGCTGAAATTGGCGATTGTCTGTGGTATATCGCTGTATTGGCTAGCGATATTGGTGTTAAGCTTTCCGACATTGCAAGCGATAATCTAGTAAAACTAGAAAAAAGAAAAGAGAAAGGTACAATCCATGGTTCCGGTGACAACAGATGAAAGTTGTCATTATAACAGGTGGATTTGACCCTATTCATTCAGGACATTTAGAATATATGATATGTGCCAAGGCTCTTGGTGATGTATTAGTTGTTGGTTTGAACTCCGATAAGTGGTTAGAAAGAAAAAAAGGACAAGCTTTCTTACCATACTATGAGAGAGAACAAATCTTAATGAATACTAAGAGTGTTGATAATGTCATAGGTTTTGATGATGATGATGATTCGGCTATTGACGCCATTTTAAAAGTGCAACACTTTTATCCTAATGCAGAAATCATATTTGCAAATGGTGGCGATAGAAACAAACAAAATATACCAGAATTAGATATGTTTAAAGGTACAAATGTACAGTTTGTATTCGGTGTTGGTGGTTCTAAAAGAAATTCATCTAGTGCAATACTAGAAAAGTGGTCACATAAACATACAGAGAGACCTTGGGGTTACTATAAAGTCTTACATAATGAGATGAATATTGTAAAGGTTAAAGAATTGGTAGTTATGCCTGGTAAAAAACTATCTATGCAAAGACATAACGATAGAGCAGAGCATTGGTTTATCACAAGAGGTACTGCCACCGTATATACAATTAATAATAGTAGTGATTTTGAATTACTTGGTGAGTATAATAAGTTTGATAAATTACATATTAATAGAAAAGAATGGCACCAGTTGGCCAATGAGAGCGAATCACCATTGCGAATCGTAGAGATTCAGTATGGCGAATCGTGTTCCGAAGAGGATATTGAACGAAATTAGCTGCGACAAACACGCTTTTATTTTGTGTGTATTCGGAAACCGTTACCAGGTAACAAAAAAAACTTTAAAAAAAAGCGATTAAACGCTTGACTTTTGATTAAAGTACCTGTAGGATGGACACATATGATGAAAAAGGACACAAACACTATGACACTAAATCTTGAAGTAAAAT